AATGATTATCATAAACAAAATCAAATTGAATGTGATCAGAAAGAATTTTCCAATCTTCTGGAGTAACAATATTTTTAAGAATGAGTTGAGTCTTTAACATATCTGTGAAGAGATATGAAAATCTCTTCCTCATTCTTCCAACAAATTTTGTAAATTTAATTTCATCTCTTAAAATTTCAGAAGAACGTCCCAAATTGAAACCACCACTTCCAGCTAAGCGTGACTCGGGAACTCCAAGAGCCCTAAAAAGTTTTTTCTGGAAATACTCAATGTCAGCAAGTTCTCCGAGATTCTGACCACCAGGAAGAGTTGTAATTTCAGTTCCTCTACCACCTTCACGACGAGGAAGCCAGAAATCTTCAAGCATTGCCATCATTCGTTTATCATCACGAATTTCTCCAGTATTTGCATCGTAAACTAACTTATTACGATAACGAGTCATTACATCTCGTAAATATTGTTCATAACAAGACTATCTTCAATCATGCGGAGTTGATTAAGTGCTTTAATTGCTTTGTGGAGATATGAAAGAACAACCTGTTTATTTCTATCTACTAAACCAGAGTGTACATAGGTAATAGAGTCTTTAGAAATTCTTGCAGCCCCACCAACACCGCTTTTAAATGTACTAGTTCTCTGTCCACCTCTAGTGTTTGGATCATATTCATAAAATTCCTCCACTTCTGGAGTGACCATATTAGCATTAGCAGTCCTTCCATCTGTAACTGTGAAAGATGGATTTAGAACATGTTTACCGTCTTTTTTGATTTTTCTTACAAGTTTAATTTTTGTAGGATCAATATATCTTACTTCTTTAATACCTTCTTCGGGTTTTTGTAAATCAATAACTTTGTGGTAATAAATTCTACCATCAACGTACCAATTCCTCATTATTTCATGACATCTTTTATCAAAATCTAAAATTTCTTTGATGTACTTGAATTCATCTCTGATAATTGACTTAAGTTTGTCAGAAGCAGGAACATTTTGTAAATCGATTTGAACTGGAGAGTCGTTTTGATCAGAAACAATTGCTTCATTAATAATATCTTCAATAGCTCCATCAACTTCAGGATGAATTGCCATTTCACGATATCTTTTAATTAAATCGTACTCGGACTTATAAACACCTTCAATATCAACATACTGTCCATAAAATCCACTAGACACATAAAAGTCCGAAGAATCTTCTTGATTCTCCGGAACAGGAGAGACGATAGATTTTTTTGATCTATCGTCCTCCGAATCTTGGATTTTGAAACCAAATAATTTAGGCATTATTCAAATATTTAACTCTATTTGTACTATTTATAGAGGGTTCACAACTTGTGGATCAGTACCTAACTGAGTTGTTCCATTTGAATCTAATGCATCCCACCACTGAACCTGAAGATCTACCGTAAATTCTTCAATTGTATCTGAGGAATCATATGATAAATCAATCGCACTAATAGCAGTTGGAAATATTCCATAAAACTTATAGGCTTTAAGAACTGGAATTGGATCTCCAGCATTAGTTGTAATTGGGTTAGAAACATTTGACTGTGCAGATGCAACAGACGTTCTACCAAACTGTTTCACAATAGCATCTCTCTGATATTGTGAAGGGTTAATAAGTCCAGAGTTATCATCATGTTTGTTGATAGCGTTCATCCACTTTTCAAAAGCAGTTCTAATAGTAAAATCAACATCGTTGATAATTGTAACTGTCCAAACATCAAACGTTCTATCTCCTGCAATTTTTAAAGTTCTTCCTCTAAAAGGAACTTCGATAACACCAACATTTGATGCTGGTAGATTTGCAGATTTGATCATGAATCTAGAAAGTTCACTTATAGATCTAGTTTGATCGACACTTGCAGTTGTAGTTGATTCAGTTGCAAATGTTGGGAAGTTTAACTCAACTTCAAAAAGATTTGGACGAGCTGCTCCACCAATTAACCTTGCTTTAAAGTCTTCTAAAGTTCTGGAGCCAAAACTTGGGGTATTTGAAAATGCCATTTTTTTACCTCTGTAGGGATTGATGTTTTAATAAATTAAACGGTTCCAACAACCTCTTCAAAACTAATACCAGTTCTATTAGCAACAAAAGTAAGACCAATAAAGTTAATCGATCTTGCAGGTTTAATGAAAATATCAGCCCTAAATTGATTTGAATCAATTACATCTGGAGTGTTGTTTGATTCATCGCAAACAACGAGGAAGTCTGTAATTCCTCTCTTTGCTTTAACATCGCGTAGATATGGTTCAACAATATTAACAAAGTTGTTTCTGGTGATAACATCATTGAATTCAAATAGTTGAGATCTAGCAGCTCTAGAAATTGTATCTTCGATAGTTAAGAATAAACGACGAACGTTAATTCTATCAAAAGCACTAGCAACAGATAAAGCAGTCTTATCACCGAAAAGAAGGATTCCAGCTCCTGGTGAGAAGATTACTGGATTAATTCTCTTAGGATAGAGTAAATCTCTTTGTGCTTGTGAAGGATTATATGCAAGTTTAATTGCATTGTTGATTACTCCTCTTGAAGATCCAGCAGGAGAGAACCATGGATAATTATTAATTGATGTTCTTGCCATTAATCCAGCAATATCACCATTCAATGGAACATATCTAAATGAATTATTAAATCTATCAAACATATACTTATAACCAGAATCAAATACCGCATATGAAGAAGAAGTTATAGCATCAAAGAATTTAATAATATTATCTGTTTGGAGGTCACTATTTGCAATATTAACAACTCCCGATTTTCTTGGAGAAATGCAAGCAATACAATCTTTTCTAGCTTCTGCAATATCAATTAGTCTATTTGCTTTGGCTTGTGAATCGAATATAGCTGGTCCTCCATCAGGACCTGCAATCAAGAAATTAATATCATATTCCGCAGGATTTCTAAAGACTTCATAGGAACTTATAACGTCAGCTAAAGTTGCTGCCATTCCTCCAGTCGCTGAAGAATAATCATATCCATTACTGAATGAATACGATTTATTTCCAAAACATCCAAAATTAACCCCAGTAGCATTTTGTCCACTAGCTATGGAACCACCACTAGCTTGAACGTATCCATCAATAGAGGTGAATTTGACCCCAGTAACTGAATCACTAGTACCAACAAAAATATATGAAGATACATTTCCAAGATAATCTTTGTAGTAAATATTCTCCGAAGGAGAAATCTTACCGTCAACAGCCTTAGATAGATTTGTATACTTTTCTAAAATATTACCAGATGTTCCAGTTATTGAACCATTTTCATCCACAACAACGACATGAATCTCGTCATTTTTTCCAGATCTTTCAATAGCATACTGAGATGTTCCTGGTTTTGGTGCAATTGATTTCCAGAAAACGGTAGAATTTGATAATCCTAAAGTCTGTTGATCATACCAATCTAGAGAAACGGTACTATTACCTGTAAGTAAACCTTCACCAAAACCATTAGTTCCATCAGAAATACTTCTTGTATATCTTACTACTAATGTAGTCGAAGCTATTGATACTGGAGATGCGGAATCAATTACAACTTGACCTGTGCTGACACCAACAACTCTAGCAGATAATGCACCATTTAAAGTTTGGATTAGATCACCAACATTAACAGAGGTTGCATCTAATGCGGATGGGAAGGCAATAGTTGTAGATCCAATTCCGATCGTTGCATTTCCATCAAATCTAAACTTTTCTAATGAAGTAGCGGTTCCAACATTATTAAACAATTGATAATAATTTCCTGGACCATCGGGAATTCTATTTAATCCTGATGATGCATATGTAATTTCAGTAGAAAGACCTGTGACATTATTGTGACGACTTATTACCTTTACGTCAATGTTACCGACATTTACTTTAGTAACGATTCCCTTAACGTATCCATCAAAATTTTCAACGGTTCCATTAGGGGTAGCGTAACTGGTTCCGATTGAACAAGTAATAGCAAATCCAGCAGAGATGCCAAAAGTTCCAATAGCTATTCTTTGATCTGCGAAAGCATCAATAACGCAAACTTTTAATCCATTGCCCCATGATCCTGGATTCTTAGCCGCAAAAATCCAATCACTATCTGTGGCATGATTGTTGTTATAATCTTCTTGTCCAGTAATTTTTAAATTAACAGGAGTAGATACGGGATAATTTGCATTTCTCAAATTACTGGAATCCGTTCTAACTACTCGTAGGGTTCCTCCATATGAGAGATATGATGAAGCGGATAACCAATACTCGGCTTGACCATCAGAATTAGATGGTTTACCAAAAGTGTTCAATAAATCCTGTTCGGTTTCTATAAGAACTGGCTCGCCTACTGGTCCTTTCTCAAAAGGTCCAGCAAAAGCACCTACTTGATCATTTACTGCATCGATTCTACCTACAGTAAGATCAACTTCTCGAACTTTTATGCCAGGTGATACTAAGTTTAGCGACATGTCTTTCCCTCTGAAGAAGTTCAACTTGACTACAAATATTTATTATTTGCTAACTTTATATTGGGGAAACGGACAGTGAACACTACCAATCAGGATATTGCCAGTATGAATCTGTGGGTTTTTGTTTTCTATTACTGATAATTCGTTTCTTAGTACACTCTTTACATTCATATGAATACGCAGAGGGAATGTGACCTCTACCACTACGAGTTAGATAAAATCCATCAATTAAATCTTTTATTTCCTTACAAACTCTACACTTTCGTTCAGTTAAAAATAAATGTTCTAATTCAAACTGATTATCTAAATTCATTATCGGTAATCCCACATATATTGCATATCTCCATATTCATCAACGTGCCAACGATCTCCATCTTCATCAACAAAACTCTCTCCACTATCTAAACCATCAGAAATAAATCCAAAAGGAGCCATATCTTGTTCTATTTGATTCTTTTGTTCCTCATATAATCTTTTACGAACATCATTGTCCGTCATCTCTTTGAAATAAGGTTGTGCAATTAACCAAGCAAAAATTACTAGACACATTGCGAGGTCATCATTACAACCATCTTCAGCTTCAAATGAATTTGATTTTTGAATGAAAGTGGTTAGTTCACTAATAGTATCATAATCTTTAATATCCAATTTATCTCCTTCAATTAATGTCTTAAGATTCATACATCCAATCTTTTTGACATTCTTGGACATCTTGACGCCCATTTGAGATTTCTTTCCAGAAAATCCCTGACCAACCAGTTGTCCAGCACGACCTCTCATTGTACACATGAGAACATTATCATATTCCAAATCCATATGTAGAATTTGTCCTACTTGTTCTCCAATATCATTAACCTCTACAAGAATATATGCTTTGTTATATGCAACTGCAAGATCTTTGATAATACTTGGAAACAACATTGGTTTTATTTGGTTGTCTCTATATTTTGCTACTAATCTATATGGGAATGATGTAGTATCACAAATCGTAAATGCAGAATAATCTTTTTCTACTCCACGAGCAACGTCTACTGTAACAACATAGTTGTGGTCTTTCTGAGGTTCTTCGTAGATATCCAAACCCGCATTTGACTTGATTGGATCTTCATAAACCAAGGATCTGAGTTTTGCTGCAGATACAAGAGTATCGACAGATCCTAGGAATTCGCATTCAAACTCAACTTTGAATTGTTGTTCGGAAGTATTTGCAATTGTCTGGGCTTTCCACTTATCGTCCCTGCCAGGGACTTCAGACCAATGTACGTCTGTAGGTATGTATTCGTTCTTACCCCTCTCCGCATCATGCCAGATACGGTAGAAGTGGTTCATACCCTTTGGGGTAGAAACAATCAGGACTTTTGTGCTTTTACCTGACGAAATAGTAGGATAAACAGAGGCAAAGAATTCATCAGCAATGTGATTTGGGATGAATGCGAATTCGTCCAAAAAGATGACATTATATGATCCGCCTCGGACAGCAGATGCAGAAGTAGACGCTGCGATAATTTTGGAACCATTTTCTAGTTCTAGTGATCGTTTATTCCATGATACAATACCTTGTTGCATCCACTTTGGCAGTTTCTCGTATGCAAATTGTAATCTACTCAGTAGATCCTGTGCAGTGGATGCTTTGTTCGCTAGAATAGCTATATTGACATTATCGTTAAACACCGCATAATGTAACAAATATGAAACACAAGTTGTAGATTTACCTGTCTGACGAGGCATCCTACAAATGTTGAATCGGTTCTCGTGGAAATTATTAATTAATTTTTCCTGGAACGGATACATCTTGAAAGGTATCTCACCATGGTCCAGAGAAACAATCTTGATATAATTTTTAGCAAAATATACAGGATCATTCTTGCACTTGACGAATTCAAGAACTTGATCCTGCGTAAATTCTACGGCTACATTAGCCTTCTTAAGATTGGGATTGCCAAGATATACTTGATCATTCATAGTATAAAATTATAATTTAACTAAACTTGCTACTACTTCCTGTTGTTTGAGATAAAGTTTAAAATAAGCCTTTGCAAACTCTATTGCTTCTTCTCTATCTAATTTATCTATAACCCTTGCCTGTTGTTCATAAATCAACATCTTATTAATATCCGAAAGTTCAATTTCAGAGGGGTCAATATTCATTTCAATTACCTGGAATCACTACAATTGGTTTAGATGGATCAGTAGGACTTGGATACCATTGCATTATAACTGCACCAGGATAGAACTTCTCAATTTCCTTTTTAACTTCATCTTTTGATGGTCTCTTCATGTTTGGGAAAAAGAATTGGAGATTCATCATCGGTCTACCTCTCCATGAGAAGAGTATAGTATAAACATTTCCAGTGGATTGTATCCGTTGATAGTCCTCATTTGTCAGTTGTCCTGGTTGGATTACTGAATCTGCAAGAGGAAGTGAAGGTCCAGTTAGTTTCCTGAGGGCAGCAGACTTTTCATTGGGATTATTAGTTCCTGTTGCAAGATTTCTGATCTTTGCTTGTTTCTGCGCCTGTTTATGACCAGAACCAATTTCAAAACTCATTCCCTCATTAGCGGGATGAATATCATTGGGATCATAAGGATCTGGGGCTAATGATGCAGGAAGTGAGAACATTTTCCAATATCCCTCACCATATCTACAGTCCTTCATCGTCTCATTCTTTTTACACTTAGGACAATATCTTTGAATTTCACCCATTTCTTGAAGTTCAAAAGACTCCTTTTTAGTCTTATTACCCCAATTTTTTGCACCGACTTTACGGCACTTAACTAGTGCTCCAGATGCATATGCGGAAGGCCAAACCGAATAACGAGATTTTACCTTTGAATAACATGCATCCTTTTCTTCAGTCGCAACCATCTTAGCCTTACCCTTTCTATCGGGATTTGGATCTTCCTGATTCTTACGACGGAATGCACTCTCCTCTTCTTTATCAGAGAGGTCTGATTTCATTTTGCTTGAACCGCACTTTGGTTTGGTTGTTTGTCCTGGTTGTTTTGCACAGGGTTGTCCTGCGTATTTACCACCCAGTTGAACCCAACCAGGGGTGCCATCAGAAGCGCGACTCTTAGTAAACCAGTCACGCAGAGAACTATCACCACTCTTGTTGGCTTCATCAATAAAATCCTCCTTCACACAATTAGGAACTACTTTTTTTCCTTTTTTCTTCATTCCAACTTGTTTATAACCATCCCAACACTTCTCGTTTACTGGTGCAGTAAAACTCTTGAACTTATAATCAGATCCCTTAATGATATCAACAACATGTGCAAAAGTATTACCATTTGCATCATGAATTTCTGTCCACTCCTCTTTTACTTTCTCCATCTTCTTGAGTTTGGAGTAGTAGTTTGGAATTTCATCTAGATGTTGTAAGGCAATATCCATTGCCTCATCATTATCTGTTGTATGCTCATGTTCTACTTTCATCCCCATCTCAAGTTGTTTTTGAATTACCGATGGAGATACTTTATGCTTTTTTGCAATTTCTTCTACAGACTTGTGGCCTTTGAAACCTTCCTTGACTTCTTTCGTTCTTTCTGTATCATCCTCACCATGAGAAAGATGGTCGGCTACGGTGTCAAGATATTCTGCGGCCTTAGTGATTTTGGATTGCACCCATGCCTCCAAATCTCCCTCACCCTTAAGTTTAGTCATCAATCTTGTAATAGCTGCCTGAGCAGTCTTAAGTTCTCCACGAGCCATAGAAAACTCAAAGTCCTCTCCAAGAGGTGCGATAGTTTCTAGGTCTGCAAGAATAGACCACTCTTTAAAGGTGAGTTTTTCCATATTACTTTTGATTAGATACGTTTTTCTTTCCAAGTGCAATCACTTGATCTTTAGTCATACCAGTTGATTTCATCTTAGCATTTCCACCACCAGCAGCAAAATCATCCATTGGTTTCTTTGCTGGTCCAGATTGATGTTGAGTAGGTCTGTTTATTTTATTTGAAAAATCTTGTTGTGCCTTTGCTTGCTTTGCTTTTTGTCCCGCATAAAGAACATCACTGACACTACTTCCTTTTTTCAATGCTGCTTGGCCACCACCTGCTTTGAGTCCTGCATATCCACCTCTATCAGAAAAACTCTGGGATCCAATTCTATCTTTTTCATAATTTCTCATCTGACCCTGAGTAACAAAACGACTCTTTGGATTCATTGCCATTTCATCAATAGAATATGCCTCTGCACAAAAATCTTTAAACGTTTTCATTTATCTATTTTGGTAGTCTATCTATTATTTAGATGTATCTTGATTCATGGAACTCTTCAGAAACTTTTGGAGTTCCGCAGTAGAACCAAAAAAGACGGCATTATTAGTTACACTTGTTGGAGTCACACCTTTTTCCTCCTTGTTAATATCCTTCATTTTCTTCTGAAGATCTAATAACTTGTCCGTAACGTCCCCAACGTTTTTGATCAATTGACCAGCAACTTCATAAGCTCTTGGGGAGTCGGATTCTTGTGCAAGTTCTAGAATTCCATTAATTGCTTCTTGTCCCTTTTCAATAATAGAATAGAGTTGTCCTCTAGAATATTCATAATCTTTTTGAAGTTGTTCTGTCTCCTGTGGTTTTAATACTGGAACTGGTTCCGACTTTACAATTTCTGTTGGTTCAATATCTAAAGCTGTATCAATGTCTTCAAAATTCATACATCAATTCCTTTTGTTGTACTATAAATCTTACCGTCAGCAAAATCATAACGATATTCACTGAATCCAAAGTCATCATCCATATCTATTAGTTCATCATCTGCATTATTAATCACATTAACCGCAGTTCCGGATGAGTGAGTTGTAATATCAGTATTATCTTGACCTCTATTTACCAATAAAGTATTTCCATTAATACTACGAATAAACATGGATTCATTGTCAATTTGAATGTATGAATTTACAATTAATCCAGTTGCATCAGATACATTAAACTCAGTGACATTTTCAGAAATATTTTCTGAAACTATAGTAATTTCATCGTTATTGTAATCTTTAATTGCTCTTGGTTCAGCAACATATCTAAGTTGTCTTGAAGGATTAACTCTATTTGTATTTGTGTAATAATCGACTTGAACCTGTTTGATTAACGCCTCATTACCATTTCCAACTGGACCAAATAGGTATGTTTTTGCGGTAAAATCTAGAGTATAAATTAAAATCCTTCTTGTAGTAAAATCACCCTCATACTGATCATCCATTGTGATTCTCTCCAGAATCATTGGAATATCTCGTTTTTCTCCAATACTCGATACGAGATCTACTGTTAAGTTAAAATGTGGTTGAAAGTAAGGTAGTATTTGTTCTACAATTTGCAAAGCATCTTCATTCAATTTAGACATAATTGAAAGACGAATATTAACATTATATGGAACAGGCATAAAAACCTGTGTTAATTCATTATTACTAGTCTTATCAACTGTTTTAAAAGTCTGCATTGTCGAAGACTTTCGAGAAGGATCATATTGAATACCAGTCATTTCAAATGACATTCTTGGAAGAGTTATAGCTACTCTCTTTTTTAGGTCGGGAACTTGTTCGATTCTAGCTAAAAACTTTTGAACCGGACCATAAGCAATCGGCACAGTTAAGATACTAAAATCATCGCCTGCATTATCTTTATGTTTGATTTGAATATCATTAAAAAGAGTACCGAAAGATACGATGGTCTTTCTCAATATTTCGTGATAAAAATAATTTGATATCATTACAAGTTATTCTGGAGTAATAATTATTTAGTATTCGCCAAATGGATTTCTCTGACTGAAATCTACAATATTATCAGCAGCATTTTCAATTTGAATATTTTCTGCGTAAAGGTCTAAGAATTCATTTGTCTGAACCGTAGATACTTTGTAACTTGCTGCGACACCAACAATCGCTTCACCTCTTGCAAAAGTTCCATCAACTACAGAAAGCTTAAGAACTCTATTTGTAGCATCCCAACTTCTTACATAACCAGTTGTACCTGTTCTTGTTCCGGTAACAACTTCGTTATAATCGTAATCACCGAAAGAGGTTGCAGTTGGATTTGTGAAAGATATTGTTGGAGTAAATGTGTATCCAGCACCAGCGTTTGAATAACGAACCGCAACAACAACTCCATTTGAATTGATTACAGCTTCTGCTTGAGCATTGTTGATGTTTGAAGAAATGCCTGCACCAGAAGGAATGAATATTCTTTGAATCGTAACTTGTGGAGTAGTAGTATATCCAACTCCACCGGAAGATAACCCAACAATTCCAAGAACTCTATTATTAATAACTGCGGTAGCGATACCTCCAGCACCACCTCCACCAGAAATCATGATAACTGGTGGTTCAGTATATCCAAATCCTGGATTTGTAATGAGAATTTTATCAATTGATAGTTTCTGATTTGATGATCTACTTGTCATAATTGCAACAGCAGTTGCAGTTAGTCCTCCGGCCGGAGCAGTAGAGATTGAAACTACAGGAGCGGAAGTATATCCATATCCGTCATTGATAAGATCAACATACTGAACAGACTTGGAATTTGGATTAGTAGTAGCAAAACCTACAGTTGCAACTGCAGTTGTAGCTCCAGTTCCAACCATTTGAATAGTATAAATGTTTCCAAGATCTTTGATTGATTCGTTGACTTCAATACCCGTTGGATCAACCTCTGGAACATCAATAATCTCATCTTCATATTCAAATCTCTCACATCTTAACTCATAGACATAAAGATTATTAAGTTGATAGAAAGGTTTTTTACCTTCAACATACTTGATTTCAAATAAAGACTCGTCAAGAGGAAACCAAATTAAATCTCCTTCTTGTGGTCTATATGCAAGTTTTCTTTCAGTTTCTGGCCATAATTTCAACAAAGGAGAAATAAAATCATCATATCTTTCTTTGGAGATTACGAGATTAATTTCATCATTACTTCTGACTCCAAACTTACTAAGAATATCTCCGTTCCCACTGAAACCTTCAAAGTTCATTAGATAGGCTTCAATACGAAAACTATCATCAAATTTTGAAGCAGTGACTTCTTTAATGACTGTATTTTCACCAATAATTCTTCTTGGCATGTATAGAACATCTTGTCCATACATCTTAAGTTGTTCGTTGATTAGATCTTGAATAAGTCTTTGCTCACTCGGAGATCCTTGTAAAAAATAAGAATTGAGTGGTGACATATCAACCTATGAGATCAAGTGGTGGTAATTCGTACTCATCCTTAAGTTGTTGTTCAAGTTTCTCTACTTCTGCAACTCCATCATCATAGATTTGTCTTCCATTGAGTTGAACTCCTCCAGGAAGTAAAACACCATTAAATTTAATCATGTTTTGTCCCCACTGTTTCTTGATTAATGCAGTGAGGTATTTTTTTAACCACCAATCATTATAAAGTTTGGGAGCATCCGATGGGTCTACAATTCTATAACAATCAATAATTACATATTCATTTTCACCAACTTGTTGCCAGTCTATATCTAAGTATAATTTATGATTTAATTTGTTAAAACGAATTTGTGCATTAGGGTTTAAAAGAAAATCCAAATCCTCAAGATATCTCTTAACCATTGCATAGTTGAGAAGATCTAATTTAACCCAGAACCAACAACTACTGGAGAAGTAGTTGCACTTCCAACTGGACCTGGTTGAGCTAAAGTTGTTTTGGTTGAAGGAGTAAGTTTGTGCTTCAGGAATATACGATCAATACCATCATAATGCCTCTCATGGAAATACTGAATCGCATCATCAATCAGATTATCAATCTGATCATCATCTACGTTTATTTCTAAAACTGGCTTTCCTAGTTGCTTAAGGCAGTATTCTTTCAACTCCGCCCTACTAGATGGTTGCGCCATAAAAAAATACCCCTAGTCTTCTAGAGGTATTTATAAATTAAACTTTAAATTTAACTAGTTTGAATCCAAATCCCTCTGCATTTTTTTTATGTGTAAAGAAATTTCTTCCCAAGACGGTGGTTGAGAATCATGTTCCCAATAAGTAAATGTTTTACCGTTTAACTGATATTTTGATCCAGGTCGCAAATCATTAATTGCATCATTTACACCAATAATAAAACTAAAATTTTCTTCTTCAATTACTTGAAAATTTTCGTCATCAATATCTAAACAACAATGTTTTTTATGTTCAATGATTTCTGTTAGATTGAAATTAGTTGGATTATTTTCAGAATCAAAAGAAATAATATATTTTTCTGAAAAAATAATTTCGTCATCATTTATCCAAACTAATTTATATACATCCTCAGACTTTAAAATATTTAATTTGTTTGATTTCCTTTTAATTGGTTCCATAAATTTTACCTAACGTATAAAGCACCATAATTGTGATAGTCGCTAGTAGAACTATCCCAGAACCAAGCATCAGCATGACTGCCGGAACCACCTCCCCCAAAAGGACTACCAGACCAACATGCACCATACCAATTCGGTTGATTAAAATAAGCAGTAGAACAATTGTTACCAGCTACATCTTGGTCTACATCAAAAGTAGTTAAATTATATCCATTTGCTGCGTGATATGAGTATAATCCTGGTAGAGATCCACCCAACTCTAAATAAGTATTTGCAAGACCTTGCCAAGCGTAAGCACCACCCCAACCACTCCAATCCCAACTAGCCCTTTTTGTATGTTGATGAACTGCCCCAAGGGGTTGATATGCAGAGGCAACAAATTCAACAACTCTATTTGATGTACTAAAGTTGGCATTAGCTAATTTTACCCATGCATCTAATCCAACCCAAAGATTAAAGTTTGTAGGATTATTTCCTGTTGCTGAATAATAATTTCCTCTATAATTAATTACTCTAGTAGTTGCTGATTGATAATTCAATCCTGTCATTCCATTTGTATTAATTCTATTATTTAATACAAGAATCCATCCTCCACCCTCATAAACCATGTCAACCCAAAATAGTTGTGGGATTCTATCAACGAGAATCCAATAAAAACCAGTTGGAGAATCCGGATAATCTGTGATTAATTGTTCTGTTGATTCTGCCGCGGTATCAGCAGTTAATCCATTTTTTCTGCCACCAATTGGTGTCCAAACAGTGCCATTATATACTTTTGCTACTTGATGGTTATCATCATAAACAATAGTTCCTTCTGGAGTTCCTATTGGTAATGCAGTTGTTCCATAAGAAGGTAATACTATTCCATCACCTTCCACGGAAACAGTACCCAATTCATATCCAAGTAAAGAATTTGTGTCGGAAATTTCTAAAAGTGGTACTGAATTTCTGTCAGCAACGTTAAGTAATACTCCATTATTTACATTGGTATCAATTGAAAAAGCAGTTGCACCAGAACTTACAAAGTTTATCTTTCCAGTATTATCATCTGCAACTACAAGAGAGAGACTTGAATTACCAAATCCAGTAAATCTTATTTCTGGTAACCCAGAAACATTTTTATTAGGCGTTATTAAAATATCTTTATCAGAATTAGCCATCAGACTTGATACCTCCCTTTAAGTGCATTAAAGTTTTGCAAAACTTCAGAAGCAGTTAAGGCTTTATTTTGAACCCAAACTACACCAACAGAACAATTGGAATATACTGTTCCATCAGTCCATCTAGCTATTCGGACAGTATTTGTGCCCCAAGAAGGCATATTGCCAGAATATGTAGATTCTAAAGATCCATTTAAATATAGTCTGGTTTCTGTAGTTCCATTTTTTACAACACAACCATTATACCATACCCCCTGAGTTAAAACTGATCCTAGTAGAGGTGTATAAGATCCACCACTAGATGGTCTAGTTGCATATGCAAATCTCATTTGCGAACTTCCTGACAAGTATGGCTGCCAATCAACTATCAATCCATTGAAAGATCCACCAGTAACATCTAAATCTATCAAGAAATTGGCCTGATTTCCACTTGCACCACTAGGGGCACCATTAATTTTAAACCACATATTAATAGTATAAACGGATGCTGCACTATATCTTGTTGGTAAAACGGATTCCAAGTATGCACTAGTTCCGTTGAAATCAATTGTTCCAGATCTACTTGTATTATAAGTTGGTGTATTGACTTGATAGAAATTATATCCATTTGGACCCAAATCTTGAAGTCCATTCAAACCACCTCCATTTGTTGGTGCTGTATTTGGAGTAAAAGTTCCACCCGAAGTAAACGTGTGAATAGTATAACCATCAACCTGAGTGATAGTGTTTCCACCTGATGCTTTTTGTAATCCTGGATAACGAATGATGACTACTCCAGAACCACCAGCACCACACTCATATCCGGATGAGGTTCCATAAGATCCCCCTCCCCCACCTCCAGTATTTGGAGCACCATCTAATCCTCTTCGTGGAATGCCATAATTTCCTCCACGACCTCCACCACCTTTTCCTCCAAAAGAAGTTGAGTTGGTTCCACCTCTACCATCTGTATGGCCTCCTCCACCGCCGCCATAATATTTTAATCTTCCAGAAATATTAAATGGCAGTCCATCTCCACCCTTTCCACCCAGTCTAAGATTAATATCAAAATCATATCCACGTTCTCCAGCTCCACCTCCACCTCCACCTGGATTATAGATTGAACCGTCAGGGAGCCCACCACCTCTACCTCCATTATTTCCTTGTCTCGGAGTACCAGAGCCACCAGTGGTCACGAATCCATAAGTTGCATTTGAGGCTCCACCGCCGCCTCCTCCGGATCCACCAGCTCTACCATTATTCCCATTATAATGTCCGCCGCCTCCTCCACCTATTGCAGTAATAGTACCAAAAACTGAACTTTCTCCATCTCCACCGGAGGTATATGCGTTAGTTCCTGGACTTCCTCCATTTCCAATAGAAATATTAATTCCAGTACCAGGAGTCACCGGATACAATCTATTATAAACTACACCCCCACCGCCTCCTCCTCCTCCCCAGCCGCCTCCTCCGCCGCCTCCAGCGACTACGAGAACTTCAACGTCAGATAAAGTGTAATTATAACTAATCGCAGGATCTAAGTAAAAAAGAAGATCTGCATTAGTTGGAGTAATAGAAGTTTGGCCAATACTTATTGCCATTTATATTATTGTAAAATCATCTTTTTTTATATTTATATCGGATAACGAAGTCTTATGACATTATAAGTCTGGAGAATTTCGTCAGTAGTCAAAGCTCTTCTGTACATAAGAACCATTCCCATGTCACCTTGCCAATATCCAGCATATCCATTTCCTATTGTAATATTTGCGCTACTATCTGTTAAAACTGCATAAGGATTTGAAGAAACACCGGTAGAAATTCCATCATAATACCACTGATAATTTGAAATATTTCTAACAGTAGCAAGAATGTTCCATCTATTTCGGGGTGTTGATGGGCTACTATATCCCAAGTATGGACTATTATCTCCGCCACCATCACCAAAATACCAACTAATATTTTCCCCCTGTTCATGAGTCCAAGTTCCAAAACCAGCGTATGCTTGGTTCCATGGATTTCTTCTTCCTGAGTTATAATTATGTTTCAGTACCATTATTAAAGTTTGTTCATAATTGGTATTCAAACTTCCATTATTGGTAATAACTCCTGCATGACTTGATCCATTGAATCTAAAAAATCCCCTATGATCAAATGAAGGTGTGCTGCTCCAATTGCAGTTGTTATTATATCCACTTAGATCATACCATATTGAACCATTTCCGGGATATGAACGAATATCACTTGCATCCAATCTAAGGGCCAATCCACTAGTTACAATTGGTGGATTTCCCAAATTTACCCATTTATTATCTGAATATATACGTACAATTTTTAGTGTTCTATCATATATTAAAAGTCCTTCTTCTCCATCCGGTAATGAATTGCTACTATAAGATGGAAGTGTTATTCCATTTCCACTAATATTTGTTGTCCCTAATTTTGGCGATAAAATTAAATTTCCATTAGAATTAACATTGAATACTGGTGCTTGGGAAGTATTATTTACCAAAACCAGTCAGAGCAATTTCTGGAATACCAGAGGCATTTTTATTGGGAGTTATTAGAATATTTTTATCTGAGTTAGCCATTATAGTCCAAACCTCCCTCTGAGTGCATTGAAGTTTTGTTGGATCTCTGAAGTAGTTAATGATCTATTATATATCATTACATTTGATATTCTACATTGAGTAAATTCATTTGGCCATCCATTGTGGATATTTAATACTCGTGATGTAAAATTGTTAATAAATCCAGATTTAGATCCCCTAGAAATACCATTTAAAAAAGCATAACCTATAGAAGATTCTCTTTTAAAAACTACATGATTCCAAGTATTCAAAGATAAAGTCCAACCCGAAGTAGAACCAAAAGTATTATAAGATGGACTATAAAAGTATATTTGGCCATCAGATGCATTGGCTTTAAGTGCAAATGTATTTTGATCTGGAAGAGCGATCATATGGGTATAAGTAGAAAAACTTTCTGGATATATCAAAATTTCTAAAGTAAAATCCCCTGTCCCAAATGAAAACAAAGAGGATGCTGGAGAAGTTAAAAAATCATTACTCCCATCAAAATTTAATGCACCAGAGTTACTTGCATTATAAGTTACTCCCCCAGATTGAAAAGCCGTATTACCATCTCCAGTTAAATCAAATAATCCGTTGATGGAACTATTATTTGATGGTAAAGAATTTGGAGTAAATGTTCCAGCTGAAGTAAATGTATGAATAGTATATCCACCAATATAAGTAATAGTATTACCACCTGTTGCTTTTTGTGGACCAGGGTATCTTACAATTACTATTCCTGATCCACCTATACCAGAAACTCCAGAACCGGAAATAATACTACCTCCACCTCCACCGCCAGTGTTAGGAGTCGCATCTGCTCTTCCAGAAGCAACTGCAGTGCCCCCCATTCCACCACCGCCAGCTCCGCCTGGCATGTCCTCTGGTCCACCGCCGGAACCACCTCCTCCATAGTATTGAATAGATCCGGAAATGGTAAATGGAAGTCCATTCCCGCCAGCTCTTCTAAATCCTAAAGAACCAGCACCTCCACCTCCACCTCCACCAGCGGGAATAGAAGTTTCTCCATCAAAACCCATCGCAGGAGTTCCTGTACCACCAGATACTCTTGCAGACCCTGTACCAGATCCACCGCCTCCTGATCCCCCAGAACCTCCTGCATTACCACAATTACCGCCGCCGTAGCCGCCACCAATAGCAGTTAAATTACCAAAAGAAGAGTTGCCTCCAGGGCCACCATTACCGACAACGTTTACTTGATTAGTTCCACCATTACCTATGGAAACGTTTATACCAGTACCAGGTGTTACGGAATACGAATTTGAATATACTACTCCTCCTCCACCACCTCCTCCTCCATAACAAACACCGCCACCACCACCGCCAGCGACCACAAGAACTTCAACAACGGAAAGTAGATAATTTAACTGATCAGCTGCATCAAGATGCAAAATAAGACCATCTTTAATTATTCCAGATCCAACTCTTATGGTCATTATTTTTTCCTATTATTAGTCTTCATAAAAGATATTTATAATCCAACTCTGGTCCTTGCGGACTCAAAATTTATTTGAATTTCTTTAGGGGTAAGAGGTCTATTATAGACTCTGATTAAATATAAACTACCACCAAAAGGTTCGGCCGTACTTGAGTTTACATCCAATCCAATTCTATAATTGATTCCATTTCCTATTCTTGCATCTGCAGTAGAACTTGTATTTAAAAATCCATTCAAATACAACATCGTATTTCTAGTTTGAGGATCTCTAGTCACCGCTCCATGATAAGTGTATCCCGGTTCAAGAGGAGCAGCCTCAGTGTAAGGTCCTGCAACAAAATAAGGATTTGCTCCATTTAAATAATGTCCATATCTTGCTGCAATCCACAAGTAATTAGTTGTAAACGAAGGACCATAATTACCAAAAATTTCACATGCAGTAGCTGTAGTTATCTTGGTATACCACTCTACAGTATATCCAGAAAAATCTCGCAATAAATCACTACTATTATTGACATCAATATAAGAATTGGATCCATTAAATGTTAAGGCTCCACCTCTTTCAGTACTAAACCCAACATTTCCCATTGTTCCATGCATTTCACCAGATCCAATAGAACTTCCACTAATATCGTAAACTACGCTACCACTTCCTGGATATGAGTCTGGTCTGGAAGCATCGTAGTAAACTATAAGTCCATCTTGTACATAAGTTGGAGAACTATAAGAAGTCCATGTAGTTGAATTGCTAACTACCAAAGTTTTTTGTACGGAATCGTAAGCAATTTTTCCGTTAACGGAAGGAGATGTTGTTGGTTTTACTTTTGATAATTTCAACCCCTTTCCATATATTGTAGTTTTTGGAGTGTTTATACTTAAATTTCCAAAATTTTTGAGCTCTAAAAAACTACCAGATGTAGTGCTTCCTATAGATAGTTGGATATTTGAATTTTGATCACTATCAATTGAAAAAATATTTTTTGTACTTGTAGAAAAATTTAAAGTACCAATGTTAGAATCTGGAATATTTGCTGAAATTGTAGAATTGCCAAAACCACAAAACCAGTCAGAGCAATTTCTGGAATACCAGAGGCATTTTTATTGGGAGTTATTAGAATATTTTTATCTGAGTTAGCCATTATAGTCCATACCTACTTTTTGTGGAATTAAAAATTAAATTAATCTCGTTTGTAGTTAATACTCTATTGAATATAAAAACTTCTCCCAAATTTCCTGCAAGTTGATATGATCTAACTCTATCTGGTTCATTAAATATTCCAAATCCTCTACTGGGATTATTTAGTGTGCCGGAGTTATAATTTGTGGCTCCCCAAAAATGATAACCGGCGTTTGGCATATAATAAGATCCCTGAGATACTTGTGTACCATCAACATATAACGTTGATCCACACTCCTGATGATAATATCCACTAGGATTTTGGTATAGATCAATATAATTCTCGCCATCATCATTTCCTATTAATTTTCTCCACTGGCCAGTGGTACTCGTAGATCTTGCCCAGATTAAAACAGTATAACCTTCACCTCCCAAAGAAGCTTTCAAATTACTTAAAATGGGGGATCTATCAAACTGAATAATATCATCAGATCCATCAAAAAGTAAAGTTCCCGATGCACTAATATTGTAAGTAGGAGCATAAGACGCTCCTAAGGTATTTGCAGAATTTAAATTATTACTCAGATCATACAATCCATAAACAGTAGAACCATTAGATGGTGTGCCAAGAGTGGTAAACGTTCCAGTTGAAGTAAATGTATGAATAGTATATCCACCAATATAAGTAATAGTATTACCACCTGTTGCTTTTTGTGGACCAGGGTATCTAATTATCACAACTCCCTGAGCACCACCAGTAGCTCTGTTTCCGGTGGTTTTTCCTCCACCTCCTCCACCACCACTATTCGCTTGTGGAGAAACTCCCGTAGAACCACCTCCACCGATTCCACCTCTACCCAAATTAGCATAACCAAAACCGCCTCCGCCTCCAGAATAATATCTTAAAGTTCCAGATATTGAAGAAGCTCTACCTTTGCCTCCATAACCGCCATGACCATAAGTTATTGAACCTTGTCCTGCAGAGCCCGCACCTCCTCCACCTCCTCCACCATAAGTTATACTTGCACCACCATCATTTCCTTGATCGCCATATATTGCTCTACCTACTACTGGAATATCTGAAGAGTATTGTCCACCTGATCCACCGCCACTAGCTCCATCAACAGTTCCACCACTACTCCTATGACTAGACCCACCGCCGCCGCCATAAGCAATTAACCCAAAAGCACTGGTATTTCCACCGACAGATCCACTTCCACCAGTTCCACCTCCATTACCCACAGTAATAGTATAAGCTGTAGATGAAGAGACATTCGTAACCCTCTGTAAAAATCCCCCTCCACCACCTCCGGATCCATCATCATATTGATTTTCCGATCCACCTCCCCCACCACCAATTAATAAAACCTCAATTTCATTCAATAGGTAATTTTTGGGGTTTGATGGATTAAAATATAAAATTAATCCATCAGAAATAAAAGAAGAACTTCCTACCGATATTGTCATCTATCAAACCCCCTCAAATTCTACAACAAGTTTTTCAGTATCCTTTCTTTCTGCGTAAACAACATAGTAACAGTTAATATCACCTGCACTAGCTACCTTTACTTCAGAAATACTTGTACTTACTGCACTATGTAGAACTGGAGTTTGTCCAATTGGAGTTAATGTTACGGTAATTGTTTCTTCATCAACTAATCCAGTCCAGTAATCTGGAAGTTGAATTGTATCCGAACCAACAAGTTTACCTCTTACATATACTCCATTTTCTGGACCCTCAAGAGAACCATATTGGAGTTTGTATCCTGGTTTTGTTGGGTGATCAATTAAGAATGACTTGGAAACCGCATTTAAGGTTCCTCCTAGGTTAATATTTCCACTAACTCCAAGACCACCAGTAATTACAACCTGTCCAGTTGTTGTTGAAGATGATGCAGTGCCGCCACTGAAGGTTGTGATACCTGTAAATATTGGAGCAGTAGTTAAGTTATAAGCAGTTCCATTACCCTGCAGAATTGCACCTGCAGCAGGAACACCATTTTGACCAGTACCACCCCTGGTAATAGGAACAGCGCCAGTATGATTTAGTGAGTTTAGATAATAAGCACCGGTTTGACCACCTAGAGTAGCAGCATCAACATCACCAGTTAGTGAATTTTTAATCTGAACATTACCATCAGTATCTACAGAGAAGGTACTGGTCTTAAATCTTGCAACACCAAGAGTTGAATAAAGATCTGCAGATCCAGCAGCTCTAGTGACTGTAAAATTTAATGAACCATAATATGTGTTAACTCCAACTCCACCTGCAGCTAAATCTGCACTTGTATAAGAACTTACACCTAATGGTTGAGTCGTACCAATGCCCACTGAGAAGACATTCTTCTTATATTCCGAAGTACCGGTAAGAACAGTGTCTGAGTTTGCAGATCCAGTTCCTAGTCTTGTAGGTGAAATTACTCCAGATACAATGTTAGAAGCGTCAATACTGTCTCTAGCAAGTAAAGCCCAGTTATTGGGATTTGTGGATGAAGTATTAACAACAGAAGCATATCTTACGTTTTGTTTTGTTAGAGTTATTGTACCAGTAGAAGTTGATCCAATTGCAATTGTATTGAAACTTACTCCATTTACGGAAGACAATGCATCAGATTGCGTTTCGTGGAATGTAAATGAGTTAGTTGTTATTGAACCAACATAGTAGAATGCATGAGTATCAATTCCAACTGGTGTTGATCCAGTCACTCTAACTGGAGTACCAGTTGAATATCCGTGACCAACTATTACGAGAGCATCCTCTTCTACGTTTACTACAGCTCTTGCAAGTTTGTGTGTACCTGTTCCACTACCAGTTAGATCTAATGGATCATTTAACTGATATGTTCTGTGTAATTCAACTGAAGTACCCGCTCCAACTACCTTAACATAGTAAGTAGACAAGTTAATAATACCAAGACCACCAACAGTAATAATGTTACCACCATTTGCGTCATAAATGATTGGATCTCCATTAACAAAACTGTTACCGGCTCCAACCACAATTCTATCATTTATGAAGTCAATATTACCTCCAACCGAAATATCTGTAGGTGTAAAGGTTACTTCATATCTTGTAGTTAATACTGTAGAAATACCAGCTGCATCATTATCTGCAATATAATCGGCCAGAGCTGAAGAACCAGCAAACTTTTGATTATTTGTAAGACCAATGTAAAGTCTAGTTTCAACGTCATTAATAGTGAACTGGAAGTCAGATCCACCAGTTCTTCCACCCAAAGCAGTAGCCGCAGCAGAAACAATGTTTCCACTTGCGTAGTACCTACCACCACCATGAATATCTACACTCGTTACACTACCACCAGCACTAACCGTAATATTAGCAGTGGCTTGAGTACCTACACCTGTCTGTGTGAGTAATTGTACTCCAGTATAAACTCCAGCGACATTATATCCAGATCCAGCAGCATTAATTATACCACCCAACATCACGCCCTTAACAAGGCCTGTGGTTCCATAACCAACGTAATTATAATCTACGTACCCAGTTGTACCAACACCAATTGCAAGTCCTCTAGGAGGTGCCGTAACAACGCCAGTAACTGCTTCAGCAAGTGCGGAAGTAACTACATTACCATTATTGAAGTTATAATCTCTTCCATCAGTATCTAAGACCAGATATTGACTTAAAACATCATTAACGAGTACATAAGAATCATCCGGCTCAACAACAGTGTCCCCCTGAAGAATATTAATTGATGGAATTTGGTTGGATAACATAGTTCTGCCGCCACCAACGTTGGTAATGTTATAATTAACAACTTTTGGAGGAATTAGATCTGGGTTAATTTGGCCATTAGCATTTAACTGAACAACTGCATTCGGAACTGCATTTGCAGATACCGTCTTATCAATGAATGTCCCAAGTCTATTTCCAAGGAAAGATCTTACAGCAAGTTGAGTAGAAACTCTCTTATTCTGTGGTCCACCAATCTCACCTTCTCCAAGATTTACGTCTGTAGAGAATTCCTCAACGGCTACACCACCAGAGAGTGAAAGACGAATACTATCTAACTGACCGATTGTAACTTTGTTGTTGAAGATAATGTTACCAGTTCTGTTAAATGCAGTAATCTGATCACCGATCTTAAAGTCACCAAGTTCATTAGTACCAGAAGCATATACTCTACCACCAAGTTCTGAAACCTGTTCAGTTGCAGCATCACCTTTACCACCATTTTGAGGAAGTGCATTGTAATCAGTTCCAGATCCAGAATATTCCCATGTATGACCAGAAGAGTTAATAATAGATGGTCTATGGAAATGTAAGTAGTAATTTTCTGGAAGTGTGCTAATACCAGCAATAACGGTTCCTGTATTAGTAGAATCTACTTTGAAGTCTACCGTTTTATATGTTGTTATTCCAGCAACAGCAGTTACACCAATTGAAACTGGGGATGCATTGTGATCACTAATATTTCCACCCGCAGTGGAGAAGAATCTCCTAACTCCAGCAACAGCCTCTACAGAAACAACAAGTTGTCTTGAGGTTGAATTAAATGTCAGTGCATAACCAACTGCATTACCCCCTGTTACGGTTTGAGTAATTTGTCTTCCAGATACAAACTTAAGTGTACTTGAAGTTGATGCAAGACTGACTGTTTGGTATGAACCATGAGTATCAAAGATTTCTTCTACAAAAAATTCTTGATTATTTTTAGATAATGTATTAATGCCTACAAATGTAGATCCAATAGTTACAATGGTTTCTAAACCTTCATCTTGGTAGAGGTAGAAATTAGATGCATCAATATATGAAACATAATATTGGTTTCCTGGAACCATTCCACTAATAAACTGTGGATTTGCGTCGTTTTCATTTCCAAGATATACAACTGGATCTAAGTTACTGAATGGGTGACCTGAAATGTTGAAAATGTTTGTTGTGGTGCTAATTTGACCACCGTTAAATTCTTGACTTGTTACAACTGGTTTGAAATCACCAGTTCTATTGGCAAGATTATTATCTAAGAATTGTAAAACATAAAGATCTTGGTCGGTTCTACCAAGTCCAATGACCTTGAGTGTTTGAAGTCCGTCTCTAGTGCCAGTTGCGGCAATACGTCCCTTATCAAATGCAAAAGCATTTGGACTGAAACCTGTGGATCTAAGAGAAAAATCTCCAAAGTTTGTAGCGGAGTTAGTGATTGATAGGTAACCACCCGACTGAGTTAAGGATGCATAACGGCAGAAAATTTGGAAACAAGAAACAACCTGTGCATATCCATCGTTAATTGTTCTCCAACCAATACCACCAAAAGATACCATGGTAAAGGTTGCAGCAACCATTGACTTACCAAATTCCGGTCCTTCTCCTGCAGTAGGTCTTTCTCCAAGTTCGGGAACGATTGCTTCGTTTTGACTAGCAATCTTATTACCATCTACAAGAATACCATTACCACCAAGGAAAGAAAGAATAGAACAGTTTTGTATGTATGGAGATTTATTAATAATTGGTTTGGAAATTCTAGCCGTACCATCTTGAGTATAATAGTGTGGTACAGTAGTAACTCCAGCTCTAATGGTAAATGTAGTTGAAGAACCTACACTGATAACACCAAAATCAATTCTTCCATCGGAATTTGCTTCAGGGTAAATTAGTGCTTTTTGTACAGTACCTCCACTTACATAATTATGTCCAATTGTCGAAATTCCGGCATTAAATGTAAATGTATTGGTGCTACCAACACTAGTTACCGTAAATATCCTTCCATATTGACTGGTCCCATCTGGGAAAATTGTGGTGGTTACTCCAGCATGTTCTGCAGAACAAGTAAATGCAAGACCTGCTAAAAATACTTTGCTACCAGTAGATAGTCCATGTACATTTACTGTAGTGCAAGTTGAAACACCAGTTGTATTAGTATATCTAAATGTACTAACTCCAACCTCATCATATCCACAAGTAAATGCAAGTCCAGAAAGTCTTACACTGTTTGGAGAATATAATTGGTGTGGTGTAGCTGTTGTAACAGTTAAAATGCCGGTTGATGGCGTATAGACAGCATTTGTGATATCTACAATAGCTGTAGCAGCATAACCAGTTCTAGATATTGATGAATCATAAGGATCGTCAAAAGCTATGGAGTAATTATAAGTGTGCTGAGGAACTTTAGTAGTAGGATTGATATAATCATTAAAAGTCATTCCTGTGAGGTAACAACCATTTCTGACCTTAAATAAATCCTTACCAGCATTTTGAGGTCTTACTACGATATTTCTTAGAGAATCTCCAATAATAGAAACCTCATCATAGACAATAATTGGGTTATCTTCTACATATTCACCAGTTTCTACGAGAATAGTTACCGGTTCTCCAACCATAGATGCAAGTTGAGTTGCTTTTCTGATAGTTGCAAGAGGAAGAATCTTGCCATCATTACTGTCACTACCTGTCTTAGAAGATACTCTAAGAATTACGTTAGATCCTCCTCCTCCACCACCAGTGGTAAATCCAATATTACCAGCACCATCGGTAGCAAGAACTTGTCCTTTTGCTCCATCAATAGTTGGGAAAGTTAGACCAGAAAGAACTAATTGTTCAATAGTTGTAATACCAACCGCTTTCAAATTATTAATATTTAAATCACTCTGCACCGATTCTTGTCTTATAATATTAAGAGAAGATCCCGCAGAAATAACAGAAGTTGAAGTATTTCCAGTTCCAATAATAATAGTTGACCTTACATTATTTAAAAATGTGTATGATACAGCTGTTCCAACTGGAATGGACTGATTTGAAGTGTTTCCAGATCCAATTAGAATAGCAGGTCCAGTAGGAGTAGTTAGTCTTTCATAAGTTACAGTAAAACCTATACCCAAATTAGTTCCAACAGAAGACCCAATGATTACTACAGGTATTGATGGAGTAATGAATGAATTTACATTTACAGATGTTCCTGATGGTAAAACTTGATTTGAAGTACTTCCAGATCCAATCAGAGCAGCATAGTTTAGAGTCTCAGAAACTAGAAATGAAGTTAGAGCCAATCCAGATGATATAGTACTATTGTAAGTATTTCCTGCGCCAATTGTTATTGTAGTGAGGCCTATACCAGTAACTCTTACCTTATCAAATATACCAGTAATGTCAATAGCGCTTCCAACAACTATTCCAGAAGTTGAAGCAACAGAAATTACCGTTGATCCAGTAGCTACAGTAGAAGCTACGGTAGTTGAACCGGAAGTTTGATAAGAAGTTGTGAGTCCTGTTGTAATTACACCAACAACTTGAGCATTGGTGATAATTCCAGATACGGTAATAAATGAACTTGTGGTAATTCCAGATGTACTTCCAATTGAAATAATAGTTGATCCAATACTTACAGTTGTTGAAATAGATGTAGTATTGATTGTTAGATAATATGGAGTTCCATCAGTAGATCCTAATCCTAATATTTGTTGTCTATTAACTAAAATAGCACCAGTAGTACTATTAGCAACGCTCACATAGTCACCAACAATAACATTAGTTGTCGCATTAACTGGGAAAGATGTTGAAGCTGAAGATACAGTTGAAGCTACCCCAGTAATACTTACTAAGTTATAAACATTACCTAAAGAAGTAGTTGTAAATCCAACAATAGGTACATTGGTGATTATTCCAGCTACAGAAATAAAATTTGATGTTGAAATGCCAACATCTGTGGATACACCAATAACAGTGGATCCTGCACTTACTGTTGTTGAAATTGAGGTCGTTGATCCAGTTTCATAAAAAGAAGTTACTGAAGTAGTTCCTAATCCAACAATTGGGACATGTGTAAGTATACCAGTAACGTTAACTAAATCTCCCACCAATAAAGAAGTTGTATTATTTACTGGAATTGATGTAGATCCCGAAGAAACTGTATTTGTAACTGTTTTACCAAAAGTTGCAACAGTTACATTCTCACCACTGACTGATAATCTAGTAAAAGAAGCAGTCTCAGCACTTATCGTATTAGTATTTCCATTTAAAGTTATAGTACTAGTACCAATTGACAAAGTATTGGTTATCCTTGCAGTACCATTTACTATTAAATCGGTATTTCCTACCCCAATAGTTACGCCTAATGTAGTTGTTATTCCAGCAAATGTTGCATCCCCGGAAACTGTTAGGTCAGATCCAACATTAACATCGTCGCCAAAAGTACCAATTCCAGAAATATATGAGTTTCCTATAACTGTCAATGGAGAACTAGCTATACTAGAACCAATTGCAAGTCCATCTTTATTAACAATTGTTTGTCCAGTAGCAGCAACACCTACAAGTTCATGACCACCGGTAGTGACTCCATCATGAACAACGGCGATGTCTTTACTAGTATCAATGGTTAATTCACCTACTGCTCCTGTAAATGTTGCGTGTTCAGCTGTTGTTCCTCTTCTGAGCTGTACCTGCTTAGTCATAGTACGACGTAACCCAAACTACTCTTTCTTCTGAT